GTTATCGTTGATGACCCACTCCGTAGAGATTTCCTTCAACATGTTCCTGGGTGCGTAAAACCCTGACGATACGTCTGATACAACCTTCGGACAGGTTTGTTGCTAGTGGTTGCGTAGTGTTCCAAGTACCTCCGAGCTAGACACACGACTCTAGGAACAATTAGAGTCGATACTCGAAGGCACTACTTGCTGTATGAAAGTAAATTTTTATGTTAATTATTATTGAGTGGTATATGCAAAACAATATATATGTAAAATACAAGCAAGTAGTTCCTATGCTATGGCAGCCATTTCGCTACGTGAACTAATGCGTGCGAACTACACTGAATCGTAGTTCGCTGTTGCGGATCTAATGCGAAGATTGGTGATAGTGGTTCCAGCACCTGCCGAAGCAAATTGCAAGATATCATCCAACTCCACACGTATACTGAAAACGAGGAGACCGGTGGTCGACGATGCCATAGTGACATGCGTAGTAATCGCTCCTGTAAGCGTCACCAAATTTGGTGCTGGGGGCGCGGCAGAAATGCCGGTCCCGGACGTTGTGATCACGACCAAATATTCGCCGGGCACGGTGACCAACAATTCAGCTGCATTGGCCGGGTTACCCACAAAGGGGTTAAATCCAGCTACAGTGACTGTGGCAGGGAAGGGAGCGTTGAATGCTGTAGCGGCGAAAGTGAGTCTACCACTAGTGGCTGGGCCATCAGTGGGTTTCCTCAATTCAACCGTATACTCAACGTACAGCTCTCCTGTCACTATATTGGGACCGTACAAGCTGCTCAAACACATAGTGCCAAAATCATAAGTCTTGACATCCAGGTTTGGTTGCAGCGTACCAGGTCTAATATACTTGTACCCACCATCACAGTTGATCACCAAATCATTGGAACTCCAAGAATTAACCTCGGTGTTCGGCACGGTTTGGGCTTGAGCTGCTTTATTAGTGGGAGCGGCGTCAGCCGCGTCGTAATCAAACGACATCATCACAACTCCACTGGTCGAAGTTGCACACACAGATCGGTACTCAAATTTGAGTTTCTTAAATTTATACTCCTCATACCTACGAGCCAACTTAGACAACCACGGAAAAGTTCCAGGCAAACCGGGGTTCACATAAAACAGTTTGGTGGTGTAGTTAGCGTTTGAAGTAATCGGGCAAAGAAAACTCCTATGAGTGATTTCAACTGCTCCATTAGGTTTATTATTAATCTTCGGGGCAGCACCGATACGCTTTGTTGCGATGGACACTGGTGCCATCATTTTCTTATCATTTTGATTACTGGTTTTAGCGGTGGCCTTAGGCACTCCCTGCTGCTGACCAGCTCTCAAATTCTTGCCTTTTCGAGTCATGATTGGATTGAGGTAATATACTAAATTCGCTGCTATTGCTCTCTTTAAGCCTTTATTAATATTCGAATTGTAAAACTTCAGATCTGAGTCACGAAGCTGAGTGTTGTTTGTTGCTAATGCGTTTTCTGAGTCGTGAATTCTACACGTCTCGTCAAACTCGTTAAGTGGTGGTAAAGTGGGGTATGGAACAGATGGTTGTATTTTACCGTCTGACCAATACGCTCCGCAGAAATTCGTTTGGTAATCTATCGTGTCTTTAATCAATAGATTAATGCCGGTTAAAACAGACAAGACACCACAGGTGGACAACAATTGTCGCCCTTGTCATACGCATAATCTCTATGCATCACTTCCTCCACCTCGCCGCTCAACGACATTGACGCATAATATGCTTCAATGGCAATCTGGTGTTCCGGCAGCACACCAAATGCAAAATAAAAACTACACCTACTCGCAGCACTACAGACCCCATCCTGCTCATGCAAATCTCTCACTCGTTCAAAATATGAGGTGTTCTTGAACACTGCGCGTTTGAACCCTTCACTACAAGGGCGCCCTGACCTCTTGAAACACCTATAGAATTCCTGTAAAATCGGGACGCCACTGGTCAGTGACAAACCACAGCTGCCAACAGCGTCATACCACTGTTGCAGCGCGCGCGCGTTCTGGATTGGCACCAAGCACATTGGATCTTTCTGCAAACAATTACTGAGATTACGGACCATAACGTACTTCTCCCCATTGTAAACAGGGTGCGACTGGCAAAACTCTATCTGCTCGAATTCCGTGACTGGCTCTTCCACCGTCATCCGAAACCCTTTGCGTCTAAAGTAGTCAGGCACTCCGCCCTTATACTTCTCCAAATCTTCCAATTCCATGAATACCACACAGTCATCACCGTTATTCATTAGCTCAATGTCAACTCCCACCAAAGCCGAGTACGCATACACAAGTGCACACATGATGATGCAGTTTCCCATTGAAGTGTTCAAGTCGCCAGAGCAACGAGTTCCCTTGATGGAAAACTTAATTTTGCCGTCATCACAATACGCAACACCTGCATTCTTAAGCTGCTGGTTCAACAACCACTTCAGCTCCACCTGTTTCCCAAACCGACTATGGATCCCAGTGTAAAAAGAATGTTCGTACTTCAAGCAAGGTGTACTGACATGGGCATCAAACTTCTCGGCGTCTAAACCTAGTGCGACGGGATTCCTAAACAAATCCCACTTCGCGCGAGCAACCTTGGCCGCATCTGCTACGTTCAGACCCTTGATGACTGTGTGCGCTGTACGCGCCTTGTAAACCTTATTAATGGCCTTGTACAGCGGTTTCTCCATGAATTTGAGGTACTTACCTAACCTCAAATTAAACCTCTTTGAACGAGGATTGATGCCTCTATTAGCTTTATCCAAGTTCTGTTTTTCGAACTTACCAAACATATTAAGCAGTGCATCCCGACGATTCACCGCATCTTTCTTTAGAGAATCTGCAGCCTTAGCATAAGCAACCCGTTTAGGCCCTACGTATGAATTGACAACCTGGTCAACGGACACAATAGGGGCTCGACACGTCGCCACAACTTGGGCGCGGAAACTTCCAAGAAAACAATCTGTTTCATAAGCTCGACTACGCACTGGGAGAGCAAGCTGAAAGCCGTCCTGTTTCGTTTTGACGAAAAAGTACCGCTCTTTCAGCGCTCGTTCCACAGCGCGCATATTGTTGTTATACACACCTAAATGGTGTGTTGGACCCAAGTCACGGATAACAACGAAACTCCGTGACTTACTCGACTGCCCGTTTGGATGACAGGTTAACGCACCGACATGCTCTGGTATGGGCAATTCATGCTCACACACAGTGTCGAGACCTGGCACCCGCACTGGGCGGCCCTACGCTCGCGGTACCGCGAACTGGGGCTGATGCGCTGGGCGGTTCAACAACCATCTCTGGAATCGCGTCATACGCGACTCGACGGTCGGAACTCGATAATGCACATCTGCACTCCAGTAAGCGGCTATAATGCGGGGTAAGTGAACCACACGGTCCACCTCTCTCACATTATAATCACGCATGAGCCGGAGAGCTTCACGCTCTAATACCAGCTCATTACCTTGAACGGATGAGTTTAATTGTCCAAGTTTGCTCCTCAGAGCGACAACAACAGCAGCTGTAAACCTTGGCACTGATCTGACACCTTGCACTCCGGTAGCAGAATTATCCACCACTGGGGCACTAGATTCAGGGCCTGGCACCGCTGGCTGTTTGTCCTCTGGCGGAACCCACACGACTAAACGCCTCTCCCTCGCAGCCGCACACGCTGCCTGCACCTGCCGCACTACATCCACTAGCGTGGGTGGAGCAGCAGCAGGAGGCGGCACCACCTCTGGTGGCGCCGGGGGATGCATTCTCATCTCATAACCCTCATGCACACTAATATCATCCATTACAGCACTGATGATACTTTTGTGGCCATTGTAATCCAATGACTGCATGAGAGCATCTCTCACAGCAAGCCGATCCATCTGATCAAGCTTGTACTCAAGGTGGTCCTCAGGGACAGTACAACAAAATAAGTTGAAGAACGTGCTAGTGTAATACATCTCTGCAAAACCGTCCTTAATACTGTCCCATTTCTCTGCCCATAAACTTCTACGCTCTCGAGTGTGTCTAGCACTCACAACTTCGTTAACTTGGTATCGTCTTGGTTCGTAGTAGTTGTTCATCATGGTGGGTAGAGTTAAAGTGGGTGGCTTGTTTAAAACGGTATCTAAACCTTATGGTCAGCCACACCAGTCGCAGTATACCGCTACGACCCCCCGGAAATGTTCACAGCACAAATCCGAAAACTGGCACACGTCGGACCCTCTGATATAGGCCTAGCTACAACGTCGATGTTAGCGTACTCATCTATAGATCACACCTTCGCCCTAAGGCTAGCCGCGGCTTGATCTGAACTACCGTGTCCTTTGGCAATCGCAAACGACAGCACCCCATGAAAACGTGAGTGTGCTGTAAGGTTTTGTTTCCCCCTGAAGCGCCCCTTGTTGGCGCCTATGACCACTATC